AGGCTCTCGGATTCCGTACGGGTAAGGAAGTGGCGGATGGTTTAATATGGTGAGAGAAGCTACGAAAGGAGTATTGATGGGTTCGCGTGGGCCTGTGCCGAAACGGAGCGAGGATCGTAAGCGTCGTAATGAGGTGAATGTGACGCGTGCCGCGTCGGGGTCGCCGGATGGCGTGGCGTGGCCGGAAGCGCCTGAGGAGTGGACGCTTGTGGCTCGCATGTTGTGGGAGTCGCTGCCGAAGTCTGGCCAGTCTCGTTTCTATGAGCAGTCGGACGTGGCGTTGGCGTTCTTCGCTTGCCAGGAGATTTCGGAGTATCAGTTGTCGCCGAAGAAGAATGCTCAGCGGTTGTCGTCTATTTTGACGGCGTTGTCGTCGTTGTGTGTGGCTGAGGGGGATCGGCGCCGTGTGGGGATTGAGTTGTCTCGTGGGGATGAGGAGTTGTCGGAGGAGGAGGCGACGGTGACGGTGATGAATCAGTGGAAGCAGCGCATGGAGGGCGTGTGACCGCTGTGGTTGATCTTGCCGAATACGGTAAGCGTGAGTTTCAGGCGTCGTTGCCGCCGGGTGACCGGTGTGTGACGTTGCCTGTTGGTCTGCCTGAGTTGACGCTTGGGTATGGGGTGTTGACGTGGATGGAGCGTGAGCTTGTTGTCCCGTCTGGGCCTTTTGCGGGGGGTCCGTTTGTGGCGACGCCGCAGCAGGCGTTGTTTTTGTTGTGGTATTACGCGGTGGATAAGCAGGGCCGGTGGGTGTTTTCGCGTGCTGTGAGGCGTTTGGCGAAGGGTTCGGGGAAGACTCCGTTTGCTGCGGCGATGGCGTTGGCTGAGCTTTTGGGGCCGGTGCGGTTTGGTGGGTTTGTGCATGGTGTGCCTGGGGGGTGTGTGGGTGTGCCTGTGCGGTTGCCTCTTGTGCAGGTGGCGGCGACGTCGGAGGAGCAGACGGGGGTGACGATGCGTATTGTGACGGGGATGGCGCATAAGGGGTCTCGGTTGCAGCGGAAGTATCAGTTGGATCCGGGGAAGACGTTTATTGATACGCCGTCGGGTGGCAGGCTGCGTTTGTTGACTTCTTCGGCTGCTTCGGCTGAGGGTTCGGAGTCGTCGTTTGTGATTGCTGATGAGGTGGAGCATTGGAAGCCGGCTAATGGGGGTGTGGAGTTGTGGCATACGTTGCGGCGTAATTTGGCGAAGACGGGTTCGCGCATGTTGGAGACGTGTAATGCGTGGGAGCCGGGGGTGGATTCTGTGGCTGAGGCGTCGTTTGATGATTGGGTTGCGCAGGAGGAGGGGCGTTTGCGTGACGGGGCGGGGCGTACTTTGTATGATGCGAGGGTTGCTCCGTCGTTTACGTCGTTGTCGGATGAGCCTGGGGAGGGCGAGGTGTCGTTGACGGAGGGGTTGAAGTTTGTGTATGAGGGGTCTCCGTGGACGGATATTGAGGCGATTAAGTCTGAGGTGTGGTCTCCGTCGAATCCGGTGTCGGTGTCGCGCCGGTTTTATTTGAATCAGCCTACGGTTTCGGAGTCGGCGTGGGTTGAGCCTGGCGTGTGGGCTGCGCTCGCGGATTCGGATCGGAAGTTGCGTAAGGGTGAGGAGGTTGTGTTGTTTTTTGACGGGTCGAAGTCTGGGGACAATACGGCCCTTGTCGGGTGCTGTATGGAGGACGGGTTCGTGTTCACGGTTGACGTGTGGGAGCCGGAAGAGGATACGGGCCTGGTTGACGTGGATGATGTGGTGGCCGCCGTGGATTGGGTGCGCGCCCAGTTTGACGTGGTTGGGTTTTTCTCGGATGTGCGGGAGTGGGAGTCGTTTGCGAAGATGCAGTGGCCGCGTGACTTTGAAGAGTCGATTGTGGTTCCGGCTCAGGATCATGGGAAGGCTGCGTCTCTTGTGGCGTGGGATATGCGGTCGCATGGCCTGGAGTTTGCGACGGCGGCGGAGATGTGCCGGGCCGAGATTGAGGACGGCCTGTTCCATCATGACGGGAATTTCGTGACGGCGAGGCATATCGCGAATTGTCGTATGGCAGAGCAGCGTGGGCATATCACGGTGAAGAAGGAGTCTCCTAAGTCGTCGAAGAAGATTGATGCTGCCGTCTGTGTGATTGGGGCTCGTATGGTGTATAGAATGGTGAAAGAAGACCCAAGGTACAAGAGGCGCGTGCGCGCTGGAGGGGAATGGATAGTCGGATGAGCTTCGAGTCTTTGTTGGCGAAGGCTGAGTCCTCGCTGTCCAATCCGAAGTTGAACTCTATCTATGATGGGGAGTTGCAGCTTGAGCAGATTGGCGTGTCTATTCCTCCGAAGGTGCGGGCTTTGGAGATGCGGTGGAATGTGCCGCGTCTGGCTGTGGATGTGTTGGCGGAGGCGTTGAACATTGACGGGTTTGAGGGCGCGTCGGTGGATGACGAGGTGTTGCGGCGTCTTCGCCTGGCGTGGTCTGGGCTTCATATGGATGCGTTGGCGCAGCAGGCGCATACGGAGGCGCTGGTGCAGGGTGAGGCTTTTCTTGTTGTGGGGCCGTCGGATAATGCGCATGGTGTGATGACGACGGTTCATTCCAGGGATGGTGTGGCCGTGGAGCAGACGTGGGACGGGCAGATCGAGGAAGCCGTGGTCACGTTCCAGTCGAAGAACGACAACTGGTCTGATGTTGTGCGGGCTGTGCACTATATGCCGGGCGGGATTGACGTGTATCAGCAGTCGTCTGGCCTGTGGGGGTTGATCGATTCGTTTGAGTGGGTTGGCCGTGTTCCTGTTATCCCTCTTCGGAATGTGTCGCGGGTTGGGGACAGGCATGGCCGGTCGGATATGGATTTGGTGATTGACTATGGGAACGCGGGGTCTCGGACGTTCACGTTGTTGCAGTTGGCGACTGAGATGTTGTCTCTTCCTCAGAAGTATATTCTTGGCGGGGATCGGGAGCGGATGCGCCGCGAGGATGGCACGAAGATTTCGTTGGATGATTTGAAGCTTGGTTCCCTGCTGTTGACGCCTTCTGCGGATTCGAAGGTTGGCCAGTTGCCGGGCGCGGATTTGAATCAGATTACGTTGGTGATCAAGTCTCTTGCACAGCAGGTGTCTGCGATGACGGGGATTCCTCCGCAGGCTCTTGGTTTGGAGTCGGCGAATCCGGCGTCGGCTGAGGCGATGCGTGTGGCGAAGGACCGTCTTATTTCTAGGGGGGAGAAGAAGCAGGCTATTTTCTCGTCTGCATGGGAGGAGTGGGCGAAGGTTGTGTGCTCGTTTTGGGGTGTGGATTTGGAGGGGGCCGGGTTGTCGCCGGTGTGGCGGGATATTGCTTCTCCGTCGGCGTCGGCGAAGGCGCAGGCTCTTTTGCAGGCGCATGCTCAGGGCGTGGTGTCGGCGCGGACGGCGCGGGATGGTTTGCAGTTGACGCCGGAGCAGGCGCAGCGGGAGAACGCGCGTGAGGATGCTTCGTATGCGGTTGGTGCTCGTGGTGTGGTGATTGATTCTGTGGCTGACGGCGGTGTCGCGGAGCCTGAGGGGCGTGCCGGGAATGACGCGGTTGAGGATGCGTAGTGTTTAGCCTGGCGTGGTTGTTTGGCTGGCTGGCCCGGGTTCGTGGTTTGCTGCGTGCCCGGGCCGATTCTGTGTTGCGTGAGGCGAAGCGGGAGGGCTGGCTTGGTGACGTGGATCGTGTTGTTGCGGAGTTGTTTCCGTATGTGCGGGCCGGCGCTTATCTGGGATGGCTTGGCCAGGTGGGTTTCGTGTACCGGTCGAATGGCGGGGTGTTGGGGTGGACGCCTTCGATGCAGGGGGTGTCTCCGTGGGCGTTCCGTGAGGCTTTGCGGAAGGTGTTGCGCGTGTCGGGCGGGGGTGTGCGCCGCCCGTTGGATGATCTGATTCGGGACGTGGCGCATGTGGCGGAGACGTATGTGAATGAGAGTGCGCGCCGCGTCGTCGTGGATTTGGCTTCCGGGGACCGGGGGAAGGCGAAGAAGTCTCTCGTTTACGCGCGGGAGCATGGGCATCCGGTGGCGAGGTTTGTTGCGGCGTTGGAGGACGCGGACTCCCCGGTCGGCGCCGCGTTCGCCTCCGACGACGACTTGGCGGACGCCGCTCAAGAAGTCGTTGACGGGTTGAAAGACTCGTTTGGGGACGTGCCGGACTTGTCCGATCTTGAAGACGAACTGGAGGCGTGGCACACGGCAGAGGTGGATAAGGCGGTGTTTGACGCGGAGATAGCTCTTGGGCTCAGGTCTGAGTCTGGGGAGTTGTTCGCGGTCGGGTGGGCGCGTATCCCTGTCGGGCCGTACACGTGCCCGTTTTGTCTCATGCTGTGCGCCAGGGGTGCGGTCTACCGGAAGAATACGGTGACTGCGCCGAAAGGTAGCAAGCGGGGGAAGATCGGAGCGTACGGTACGGACGCTTTTCACTGGGGTTGTGACTGTATTGGCGTACCCGTGTTCGACAAGAAGGACTTCGAGGGGAAAGAGACAGTGGATGCCGCCGGGAGGTTGTGGAAGGCGTTCGCGAAGGGGAATTCGCCGGATGCCAGCGAGTTTGTGCGGTGGATGGGCACGGATGAGGGGCGGCGTGTGGCGGCGCGTCTTTTGACTGATTATGCCAAGCAACAGTGATTCTGTTTGTTGTATGATTGCATTGGTTCCAATCTCTGATTGGGTCCGCACACAAGTGTGTGGCAATGGCAAGAGCTATAAAGGAGTGTTGAATGTCGGATGAAGTCACGGAGACCCAAGAGGCTGAGACGGCCGCTGCTGGGACGCCGGACACTGGGACTGCTGCTGCGGAGCCGAAGAGGCCGTGGGGCGAGGGTGAATTCGATGAGGCGCGGGCCGCGCGGCTTATTGAGAATCTTCGCGCTGAGGTTGCGGGGTTGAAGAAGGCGGCTAAGACTGCCGTTAAGCCTTCTGACCCGGATGAGGCGCTGCGTAGTGAGGTGGCGGAGCTTCGCGAGAAGCTGTCCACGGCGACGAAGCGTGAGCTTCTGACTAAGCGTGGGCTTCCTGAGAATCTGATTGGCGCTCTTAGCGGGGATGACGAGGATGCGTGGAAGCAGATGGCTGACATGCTGGCCGAGTTGAAGTCCCCGAAGAATAGCGGGGCACGCCGTGCGGCGGACCCTGTTCAGTCGGCCCGTGACGCGGGTGCGACGAAGGAACAAGCTGATTTGGCGCGGGCGCGTCAGATTTTCGGAGATTAGAAAGGAAAACCTCTCATGGCGAATGAGGGACAGATCGGGACGGAGCAAATTAGTGGTCTTCTCCCGAAGCCGATGGCCAAGGAGATTATGACCAAGGCGTATGCCGACTCGGTTGTCGGGCGTCTGGCGGGCACGAATGCTCTCCCGGTTAATGGCGATGCGGTCGCCACGATGGTTGGCAAGCCTGTTGCGGGCATTGTCGGCGAGGGCGAGGCGAAGCCTGTTATCAGTGCTCAGCCGACTATTAAGACCATGCATATGGTCAAGGCTGCGGCTATCGTGTATTGGTCTGAGGAGGTTCGTCGGGCGAATCCGGTGGAGTTCCTGTCCAAGTATCAGGAGTGGGTCACGTCTGCGGTCCGCAGGGCTATTGACATGGCGGTCATTCATGGGAAGAATGCGCTGACCGGGACGGACATTCCGGGTGTTGAGTCGATCATTTCGACGACGAACAGTGTCACACTCGGGACGGCTGCGAAGGCTGACGGTGGCCTGTCGGCTGACATTCTTGGCGGCGTCGCTCTGATTGAGGACGTGACGGATTACGCCGTGAATGGGTTCCTGGCGGACAAGTCGATGCGGCTGAAGCTGCTTTCCGCGACGGATGTTCATGGCCGTCCGATCTACACGCTGGGCGCGAATGGCCGTGGCGGGGTGTCGCTTCAGGATCAGGTCGGCGACCTGTTCGGTGTTCCGATGGCGTACTCGGATACGGTGTCCGGGAAGATCGGCAAGGTTGAGGACACGAAGACCAGGCTTATCGCTGGCGACTTCAAGGACAATATCGAGTTTGGTTACTCGATGGATGTCACGTCGAAGAAGTCCACGGAGGCGACGCTTGATCTTGGTCAGGGGAAGACTGTTTCTCTGTTCCAGAACAACCTTGAGGCATATCTGGTTGAGGCTCGTTTCGGCTGGGTCATCCGTGACGTGAAGGGGTTCACGAAGTATGTCGTCGCCTAATGTCGTCCGGGTCCGCCATGTGGACACGGGGACTGAGGCGGAGGTCGCCGCGGAGGACTTCGATGGGCTCGATGCCTGGGTCCTCGTGGACGGCAGCCTTCCAGCCCCTGAGCCGGAGGTGGAAGACAAGACCGAGACCGAGACGGAAGAGACTCCCACGGTTGAGCCTGACGGCGAGGTCGTCGGGGACCGTCCCGGCAAGCGCTCGAAGTGACAGGAAAGGCGCGGGTTGACCATGGTACTCGCTAACGTTAACGACGTTCAGGCGTCGCTTATGCGGAAGTTGACGCCTGAAGAGCTTGAACTGCTGGACTTGCTTCTTTCTCGGGCTGAGAACCGTTTGAGGGCGGCTCTCGGTGACGCCCGGTGGAACGGCATGTCGGATGCGTTCAAGGCTCTTGTGACTGAGGTTGAGGCGAACATGGTCGCCCGTGCCTTCCTGAACCCGGAGGGGCTGAGGAAGGAGTCGGACGGCCAGTACTCGTATGAGGTGGACCGCTCGCGGGCTCTTGGCTATATCGCTTTGACGGATGAGGACCTGGAGCTGTTGGGGCTTAAGCCGCCGGGTTTCACGGTGGCTAACCAGCAGCACACGCCGTTGGAGAAGGTGCTTGAGGAGGGTGTCCAGTGGGTTTGCTCAAGGGTCGGACCTCGGTATCTGTGATTCCGTCGGAGTGGGCGCGGGACAAGTTCGGGACGTTGAAGCGGGTTGAGAAGCCCGCGGTGACGGTTCCGGCTACCGTGCAGTGGTTGACGGTTGAGGAGGCGGCCGAGTTTGTGGTGTCTCCGAATACTGCTGTGCGGGTGCTCGCGCCGTCGTGGCCTGGGAAAGAGCAGGATCGTTTCACGTGGAACGGGAAAACGTTCGAGCAGATCGGGCCTGCCCAGAAATTCTATGGGTCTCGGCGCACGGCCCATTTTGAGGTGATGGCTCGGCTCACGTCGGAGGCGGTCTCGGATGGGTAAGCTCCTGCCGGAGAAGGCGTTCAACAAGGTAGTGGCTGCGCAGGTTGCGCACGCGCCGGAGATGCTTGTCAAGGCCGAGGAGGCTAAGGCTGCGATCCTGGTGTTCGCGGCGATGCACAACAAGACCGGGCATTATGCCGGCCGGCTTGTTGTCCGTCCTGCGAACCGGGTTGATTATGAGGTTGTGGCGACTGATCCTGCGGCGGCGCATATCGAGTTTGGGCACCAGTTGTCCGGCTCGGTGCCGAAGGATGCCATGACTGGTGTTTCGAGGACGACGCTCAGGCGTGGCAAGCGGTGGGTGCAGGGATTGCATATTGTCCGCAATGGGGCCATTGCTGTTGGCGGCGTCGTGGACGGGGGTGTGTAAGGGTGTTCGAGGTTGAGTCCCCCATCATCGTGCTGTTGCAGCGTGAATACCCTGAAAGCGTGGTCACGGTCGGGCCAGGCGTCATTGACCTTGACAAGAAGCAGGTGATTGCCGTGCATGCTTCCGGCGTCCCTATCGACTCGAAAGCTCGGGGCGGTAAATGGGTCGTTGATGTTACGGTGTTTGACACCGACAGGGACTCTTCGATCACGACGTGTGGTCGGATTGTCAAGCGGCTTCTGTCGGCGGCTGACGAAGGGCTCCTTGGGGGCGCGGTCGGGGGCCAGGTGCTCCAACTCCCTACCTTTGTCGAAAACAAGACAAGTTCGATGGCGCATGCTGTTTCGGCGGCTGCGCTCCAATTCGTCGGCCGGTTTGGCTGACAGAAAGGGGTGAATGATGGCCAAGGATGAGGCTGTTATTCCCGGTCAGGGATGGGTACTGATAGGCGACACCGATACTGCCGTGCCTGACATTACGAAGTTCAAGCTTGCGGACGAGGCTACGTTCCCGGGATGGTCGTGGCTCGGGAACACGTCGAAGGAGAATCCTCCGAAGCTTGGCAAGGACGGCGGCGACGTTAAAACCCATGACACGTGGGATACTCCCGCTATGCGTTCGACGGTTGAGACGACGGTGTACACGATGGAGATCGCGGCGCTGTCGGTGACGAAGAAGACCCTCGATTTGGCGTTCCCCGGCGGCACGTGGGATGACCAGAAGAAGATTTTCTCTGTCCCGTCGAAGCCTGGCGTGGTCAATAAGTCTGTTCTCGTGATCATGAAGGATGACGTGAACGGCCTGTCCGGGTTTGTTTTCCCGAATGGCGCGCTCGCGATCGGTGACATGCCGGAAATCAAGACGGATGGGTTCTTTGAGATCAATCTGAAGGTGACGGGCAATGCGTCGCCGACGGATGGGTCGCCTCTCCGTTTCATTCCGATTGCCGCGAAGTAAGCGTGGTTTGCTTGCGGGGCCGCCGTTTTGGTGGCCCCGTTTGCTTTTGGGATCGTATACTGAACGTGTACATTGCACTCTATGAAAGGAAGCAAGCATGACGACTAATGCGATGTCGCAGGGTTGGACCCCGGATATGGCGCAGACGCCCCCGGTCCCGTGGGGTGGGCAGCCGGGCTCGGTTGGGCCGCAGTCTGAGCAGCCCGCGCCTGGCGCGAAGGAGGCGACCGCGAACGAGAAGTTTGCGGCCATGCCTGGTTCCGATCTTGTCGTCCCGCCGTACGCGCTTGAGCCGTGGAAGGCACTGCGTATCATGGGCGCTCTCATGCCGATTGTCGGCGGTTCGGACGAGTTGGATATGAACGCTGAGACGTTCAACGGGATTTCGCTTGTCCTGCGGGAGGTGACCGAGCTTGCGGCGAAGGACAAGGCGGCGTTGCAGGCGTTCCTTGGCACGGACCTTCAGAAGATTTTCGAGTACACGGTTTCCTATGCGGCTGCGGTGGGGGAATTGTACGGCTCCAAGAGCTAGTCAAGACCACGCCCGGTCTGGCCGGCGACTTGTGGGCGCTCTATCGTTTCGACGTGTGGAGCATCGGGACGGTCGGCCAGGTCCGGGTGGGGGTTGAGCTTTTGGAGCGACTAGAAGATGAGGAGAGGAGTGTCGTGGCCAGGAAGATGCCGGGGGACCCGAGGGCGTTCGGGTGGGGCCAGGTCGAGGAGGCGCTGGCTTCCTTGATCGAGGAGGTCCGGGCGTTGCGTTCGACGGTCGCCGGGATCATGAACGGCAAGCCTCCGAAGGTGAACCGGTATGAGGGCCGGCCTAAGGCCCAGTTGGAAGAGAAGACGGTGAGGAAGGCGAAGAGCGTGGAGGACGCGTTCCGCATGCTCGGCTTGCCGACCTCGTAAAGCAGAAGGGACTGGATAGATGGCTTCCGGCAAGGTTGGTTCTATCTCGTTGACTGTGATCCCTGATTTGAAGGGGTTGCGGGAGAAGCTTCGTGTTGCGATTGACCGTATTGAGCGGTCTACGAAGATCAAGCTTCAGGTTGAGTTTGAGATAGACAATGCTTCCATGTCTAGGGTGAAGTCGTCTATCAAGTCCCAGCTGCGGGATGAGAAGGTGAAGGTCGCGGCGGCGGTGGACAAGGCGTCGTTGGCGAAGACGCGTTCTCAGATTGAGGCTGCGGCGCGGGACGCGAAGACGCACATCAAGGTTGAGGTTGACCGTAATGGCGTGCAGCGTGCCCGGCTGGCGTTGGTGCGTGCTATGGAGGGCATCAAGGTTAAGCCGCACGTGGACTATAAGCCTCTTGAGAAAGAAATCCGGGGCCGCACGTTTGTCAAGTATATTGGCGCGGTGTGGCAGCCTGGTTCGCTGGACCAGTTGAAGGGGACGTTTTATTCGAAGTTCCCGGCGTTGCGGCCGTGGATTTGGCCTGAGGTTGACTTCGCGTATATTAAGACTGCGGCGAAGAATACTCTCACGGCGTTCCGCAATTCGTGGAATAGCCTGTCTGGGCGGACGTTCCGGGTCGGCATGTACGCGACGTGGCATGACAAGCAGGGGATGATTCGTAAGCTTACGCAGTCGCTTGGGCATATTCGGGCGTATTTGGTGGCGGAGTTTGACCGGACGGAGTTCGGCAAGGCTACGCTTGCGCTGTTGCGGACGGCGCGTAGGGATTTCCGTAAGCTCACGTTCCCTGTCCGTGCGGTGTGGGATCAGGTGTCGCGGGTGAAGCTGTTCTCTGGCGTGAAGCTCATGGCTTCGCTGTTGGGGAAGGTTGCGACTATCCCGTTTATTGCGGTGTGGGACGCGAGGCCGGTGGCGGCTGTGCGCGGCGCCGTGGCTGCGGTGGCCCGCACGCTGTGGAAGTACGGGAAGATTCCGTTTAAGGCTGTGTGGGATTCTCGGGCGATGTCCGCGGTTCGTTCGAAGGTGAGCGAGGCGACGAAGAATCTGGTTAAGGGCATTCCGATCAGGGCGAAGATGACGTTGCAGTGGGCGGCGTCGGCGATCCGGTTTTTGAACCGGCTGGGTGTTACTCGCCTGGTGAAGTATAAGATTCAGCTTCTTACGAATGAGGCGTTGAAGCGTGCCCGCCAGTTGGGTACGTTGATTAAGGCTTCTCTTGCTCTTGGTGTTGTGGGCGGGGCGTTCATGTCCGTGGTACAGTCCGGGCTGAACGGTATCAACAGTATTGTGGTGGCGGCGAAGCGGATTGCGCCGGCGATGGGTGCGGCTGTCGGGATTATGGCGTCGTTCGCGGCCGGCGCCGGTGTCGCGGTGGTCGCGTTGAAGAAGGCGTCGGATGAGTTGAAGGCGCTTGAGGCTCCGTTGAAGGCGGTCCAGAAGGGGATCGAGGACGCGTTCTGGAAATCAGCTAAGCCGGTCGTGTTGGAGAATGCGCAGAAGCTTATAGCTGGTTTGAACAAGGACGTGTACGCCCTGTCGGCGGGGATGGGGAGCGTGTTCGCGAACATCGCGAAGGGCGCGGGCGCGTCGATGGTGCAGTTCCAGACGGTGATCCAGAATGCGAAGCGCGGGTTCGACAATATGGGTCCTGGGTTGAATGCGTTGACTCAGGCGTTGGCGAACTTTATTGCGGCGGCGTCGTCGTTCTTCCCCCGGTTCGGGCAGTGGATCACGGACATTTCGAACAAGTTCTTGGCGTGGACCCAGCAGATGGGCCAGTCTGGGCTTGAGGATTGGATGAACCGCGGCTGGGCTGCGACGAAGACTCTCGCGGACATTCTCGGCAACACTGTCGGTATCTTCTGGCAGATCGTGAAGGCTGCGTCGGGCGGCGCCGCGGGCATGGAGGAGTTTAACCGCAAGCTGGAGTCGATGAAGCAGAAGCTCGCGACTCCGGAGATGCAGACCGGTTTGCGGGACATGTTCAATGGGGCGAAGCAGGGCCTGGACTTTATCCAGCAGGCGTTGGGCAATTTCGTCAACCAGTTGCCGCAGATGGGTGAGGCTATCGGCCGGGTGTTCTCTGCTGCGGGCCAGCTGATTGGGACGTTTGCTGACACGTTGGGGAAGATTTTCTCGAATCCTGCCGTGCTTGAGGGCATCCAGCAGATCATCCTCGGGTTTGACGCGCTGTTCCGGGCTGTTCAGCCTGTCGTTCAGATGCTCGCGGAAAAGCTCGGCGGTATCCTGGCGGATATCGGCCGGGTGATGCAGCAGATGGCGCCGGATGTTCAGAAGCTTGCCGGCTATTTCGGCGAGTTTGCGGGGATTTCGTTTGACGCTATCGGGCAGTTGGTTCAGATTATTCTGCCTCCTCTGGTGGAGATCATGAACGAGTTGATGCCTGCGATCAACGAGATCACGAAGGCGATCCTGCCTCCTATGTTGGAGATTATCAAGCAGTTGATGCCGTTCATCAAGTGGGTTGTGGACATTATCGTCCAAGAGCTTGTGCCGATCTTGGCCGAGCTGATCCCTCGGATCGGCGCCGTGGTTGAGTCGCTGCTTCCTCCGCTGCTTGAGGTGTTGAAGAAGATCATCCCGCCGGTGATTGAGATGGTGAAGGACCTGATGCCGGCTGCGGTTTCGATCTTTGAGGCGTTGCAGCCCGTGTTGAAGGTCGTGATCGACATTCTGGGTGCGATTCTGCCGCCGATCATTAAGGCTTTCGCTGGGACGGTTAAGTTCCTTATCGGCGTGATCCAGACGTGTATTGATATCTTCAAGTGGCTGTGGGAGGTTGCCAAGGAAGTGTGGGATGCGATCTCCCGGTTTGTCGGCGCCGCTGTGGATGCTGTCGGCAGGGCCATCTCTAACGGGATGCACTGGATTTCCGGCGTGTGGTCGAACGCGTGGAATGGGATCAAGTCGTTTGTGAAGGGCTTGTGGGACGGGATCGTCGGGTTCTTCCGTGAGGGCGTCCGGGTGATCGGGAACATCTTCAAGAGTATTGGGAAGGCGATCATGGCTCCGTTCAAGGCGGCGTTCAATGCTATCGCCCGGTTTTGGAACAATACGGTCGGCAGGCTGTCGTTCACTATCCCGGATTGGGTTCCTGGGATTGGCGGGGCCGGGTTCTCTATGCCGAAGATTCCGACGTTTGCCCGTGGCGGCATCGTGGATAAGGCTACGTTGGCTGTTATCGGTGAGGGTGGTGAGAACGAGGCTGTCATACCTTTGTCGAAGCTTCAGCCGATGATTGACAAGGGCGTGAATGCTGCCTTGGCTGAGACAGGGGGCGGGAGCACGGTCTACAATGTGAATATGACGCTTGATGCCCGCCAGTTGAAGAACCTGGACTCTCTTGATAGGTTCATTCGCCTGTTGCAGGTTAAGGCCCACATGTACGGAGGGGATATCTGATGGCTATCCAATGGGGGAACTGGGTTCAGGGGCATCGCATCCAGTCCCGGCTCGGCATTGACATTGTGGGCAACCTGACGGGCGGCATGCCGGTCAAGGCTGTGATCTATGTTCAGACCACCGGGTGGTTTTCTGACGCGTTCAACCATGTGCGTGTGACTGGCGCTCATCAGTTTGAGAACAAGAATTTCCGTATCGGGGCTGGCGGCCCGGGCGTCGTCAAGATCACCGAGGTGGCGGCGAACTATCCGCCTCAGTTTGGCAAGTCGCAGGCGTTCGCGACCGGCGCCTCGATTACTGGGTTTATTGGCGGGGACTGTTCGGTTATCGCGAACTGGGTTGTTCCGGCGATCCAGTACTATACGCCTATCCCTGTTTCGGATGTGAAGGCGACGCGCACGTCGGACCGGATCATGCAGGTGACGTGGCAGAATAATGGCTCGTCCCTGCAGGATGCCAGGCCCTATTTGGGTATTGATATTTACCGGCGTACGGATGACGTGCAAAGGTATGTTGATACGATTGGTGGGGATCAGGTCGCGTGGACTGATACTGGTGTGGAGCCTGGGCACACGTATCAGTATGAGATTCGCGCGAAGAACAATGCGGGTGAGGCTGCGGGTGCGGTTTCGAACTATGCGTTTACTACCCCGCTGGCGCCGACCGGTGTGCACGCCTCTCGTTCTGGTGATGGGGCGACGATTGTTGTCTCGTGGGGCATTGACCGGATTGATCGGAATGCGAAGATCGTTGTCGCCGATCAGGATGGGGCGGAGTACCAGTATGGCGCGGATGCCCGTCGGGCCGAGATTGCCATCGGGCAGATTGACAAGCCGCGCATGTATGACGTGCGTGTCACGATTGGCGGTTTGTCGTCGCCTAGGGCGACGTCGAATCCTATCGTGGTTGCGTCGGCGCCGAACGCTCCGACGATTATTGCCCCGGATGGCGTGTATTTGCGGTCGAATCCTTCGTCTGTCCGGTTCTCGTGGCAGCATAACCCTACGGATTATTCGGATCAGTCGAAGTATGCTATTGAGTTCACGCGGGGTGACACGTGGGAGCCTGCGCAGGTTTGGGAGGTGAAGCAGGAAACTAGTTTGAACTATGTCACTGTGGTGCCGTGGCCGAAGGGCAGGGGCGAGGCTGGGCGTATCCAGTGGAGGGTGCGGACGTGGGGGTGGAAGGCGGATGACAGTTTTGCTTCCCCGTGGTCGTATGGGTCGTTTTACCTTGCCGATCCTCCGACGTTTGATATTGTGAATCCGTCTGCGGGGGCGACGATTGATTCTGACGAGACCGAGTTCACCCTCGGTTCGTTTAGCGAGGTGGGGGCGTACAAGGTCGTCGCAGACCTTGCGGATGACGGCGGGGGAGATAAGCCTCGCCGGATTGAAACGTCTATCGCCGTTGGGGCGAAAGACTCGTGGGTCTCTATCCCGTTGACCGGGTTGAAGAACGGCCGGCATTACACGGTGACGGCGACTATAACGGGGCTTGTCGAGTCCGACCCGAAGACGGTGAAGTTTAACGTCGAGTACAAGATTCCGCCGGTCCCGGTTGTGAAGACCGAGTGGGACCCCGAATCTGGGATCGCGACGTTCAGGATCGACTACAATTACAAGGGACCTGAGGATAAGCCGGTGAAGGCTGCGATCTTCAAACTGATGGGCAGCAACTTCGCGAACCGGGTGAAGGTCGCTGACGGCACTCCTGATTCGCTTCCGATGTGGATTGACAGGTTCCCGAACGGGAACTCGGATTCGAACCGGTACTGGTTTTGGGTGGAGTCTAAGCTGGGCAAGCGGGCGTGGGCGATCGTGGATTTGGACACGTCGAAGAACCCGCTGCGGTCTATCGTGTTCACGTCGAAGAACGACAATGCGGTTTTCCGGTGGAATCCTGAGGTGTCGAAGTCGATTGGGTCGGTGAATAAGGAGACCCACTATTTCGCGGGGCGACGCCTGCCTGTCGCGTTTGTCGGCATCCAGGATTTTAAGACGGTGGATATCGGGTTCGACGTGTTGGAGGATGATAAGCGCGGCCTGGATTTGTTGACCTATATTGCGAGGGCGTCGGAGCAGTTCTTGTATCGTGACCCGTCGGGGGAGTACATGTGGTGCATGGTCCGCGAGTTTAAAACGTCCTACAGTCGGCAGGGGCGGATTTGGCATGTGACGTTGACTGCTACCGAAGTGGAGGCACCCAATGACGGGACGTACTAAGATATCTGACCGCCTGTTGGAGAATTCGCGGCGGGAGTCGTTCCGTGTGGACGTGTTGCATGCGAAGTACGGTTCGTGGGTTCAACAGTTGGATGAGGTGTCCGGTGGGACGATTACGGCTTCGGTTGATGCCCGGATCAAGGTGTCTGGGACTTTGTCGGTGAAGTCGAAGAATCCTCCCGCGTGGTATGGGGACAAGCTTTTGCGGGTGTCGGCGACTGTGAATGGCCAGTCGTGGGTGCTGGGTACTTTTATCCCGTCTATCCCTTCCGTGAAATATGGTGACGGGAAGGATGAATACGATATCGAGTTGAATGACAAGTTGTTGTTTTTGGAGCAGGCGGCGACTGGCGGCGCTTTGGCTGAGGGGAAGGGGCGGAATATCGCCCAGGCGGTCTCTGGCCATATTCGCAAGCAGGCGGGAACGTTTTATGCCAACGTCCCCGACATTGGGAAGAAGCTTCACCGGAATCTTGTGTGGGATGCGGGTACCCCGTATTTGACGGTCATAAACGACATGCTGGATTACATGGGGTATTTTTCGCTTTCTTGTGATCCTTTCGGGAACTATTATGCGTTGCCGTATCAGACTCCGAAGGAGCGGCCCTTGAAGTACCGGTGGGAAGAGGGCGCGGAGTCGTTGTTTGAGCCGGAGATTACGTGGACGCATGACATGTACAACGTTCCGAATAAGGTGGTTTACATTGTGCAGGCTGCGGGGGATAGTTCGGTGGGGAAGAAGGCTCCGTCGTTCTGGGCGCAGGCTGTGAACAAGTCGAACGGCCCGTATTCGTATATGGCTCGCGGCCGGTGGATTACCGAGGTGAAGACTGACGTTGACGCGGATAGTCAGGCGACGTTGCAGAAGATGGTGGATCGGCGTCTGGCGCGGGCGTCGAATCCGGTGAAGAAGGTTGAGTTGAAGCATGCGCTTGTGCCTTTGATGTTGAATGATGTGGTCTGGTTTAAGGCCCACGATTTGGCTCTTTATGCGACAGTGCGCAAGTTTGAGCTAGACTTGACTCCTGGAAGTCTTATGTCGGTGACGTTGAGAGGGGCTAACCGGGATGACAATGAGCCTTGATTCTCTGATCCCTAAGGGTGGAGAGACGAAGAATCTCTCTTTCCGGTGGGGGACGGCCAAGGATAATAGGGACGGAACGTACAGTGTCCATCTTGACTGGGATGAGAAAGGGAATGACATCCCTGTCGAGGACACTATTGTCCCTATCAACACCGGCTCGGAGATTCTGTGCATGTTTTGGGGGACGAAGATGATTGTGGTCGGCGAGCGTGGCGGCAACGGGGGCGGTGTTGCGCAGGGCCTTGAGGTTCCGGTCGGGACGATTATCCCGTGGGCTGGCACGGCTGTGGCAGGACCGGGCGAGAGGAACCTGGCCGGGAAGCAGATGTGGGTTAGGTGCGATGGGCGTACGCTGTACCATGAGAATTACAGTGATCTTTACGCGGTGATAGGCAATACTTACGGGACCGGGACGTATTTGGGCAAGCCGGACTCGCGGTGGTTCAAGGTGCCGGATTTGCGTGGGCGTGCCCCGTTCGCCCATGCCGGCGATTCGGGCCGTTCTAAAGTGTTCAACACTGTTGGGGCGTGGCGTGGTGGCGAGACGGTCAAGCTTACTGTCGAGAATCTTCCGCCGCACACGCACCCGCAGAATGTGTCGGTGGATTTCGGGTCTGGCCCGGCGAAGCGCCGTGACTATGTTGTCGATGTTCCTGAGGGGAAGGGCCAGGTTTTCGAGCAGGGGATCGGTACGGGCTCGACGGGCGGCGGGAAGGAATTCTGGATTGTTCCTCCGTCGGTGACTGTCGGCGGGTATTTCATTAAAGCGTTTCCGAGGTTCTGGTGATTACGCGTGGTTTACAGGCTTGATTGGGTGTTGTGGCGTCCGCTTAGCAGGAACTTTACGGCACGGCCGCGGCGCCGGACGGACGGGATCATCCTCCATGTCGCGGTGTCGGAGGCTGCTTCGTTGCATGGCTGGTTTTCGGACCCGAAGGCGTACGCTTCCTCGCACCTGTATGTGCGCCGTGACGGCACGGTCGAGCAGTATATCGACCTTGACCAGATTTCGTGGGCGTCGAAGGACGGCGACGCGCGCTGTATCTCGGTGGAGACTCAGGGCGGGGCTCTCGGGGAGTGGACGGACGCCCAGTTGAAGTCTCTGGCCCGGATTGTGCGGGAGGCGTCGCGGCGTTATGGGTTCCCGTTGCGGGTGACGGGATCGTCCCGCAGGGCCGAGCGGGGGGTCGGCTATCACCTGTTGGGTGTGCCTGCGACGGCGGCGCAGAAGGCGGCCGGGGTGTCGCAGACCGGCGGGGAGCTGTGGTCCGGCACCGTGGGGAAGGTTTGCCCGGGTCCTGACCGGGTGAAGCAGATGGGTAAAGTCGTGGCCCTTGCTGGGGGCCGGGAAGGAGAAGACGAGTTGACTCCAGAGCAGGCTAAGCAGCTTTCGACGCTTGCCGGGCAGGTTGCGTTCCTTGTGGATGCGGTTGGGAAGCTGCGTGCGTGGGCTGACCTTGAGGCGTGGTCGCTGAACAATAGTGAGCTTCCGACGTTGGCGGGGCTTGGGAAGGCCCGTGCGCGTACGGAGGAGACGCTGGATCGTATCGAGAAGCAGTTGGCGGGCGTGTCGGAGCGTCTGGCGCGTTTGGAGGGGGCGGGCGGCCGTGGCGCGTAATGCGGCGTCGGCGATCGCGTGGGCGCGCGGCCAGCTTGGGTCCAGGGCGTGGGGCGGCCGCTGTGAGCAGTTTGTGCGTACCGCTCTCGGGTTCCCGGGGCAGTATCCGTCGGCTAATGCCGCGTGGGCTGCTGCCGGGGAGAAGCATCCGGGGGATTTCAATCCGCCGGCTGGCGTCCCCGTGTTTTGGGGGCTGACTGGCCCGAACGCGCCGTATGGGCATGTGGCTTTGTCGATCGGCGGGGGGAAGGCTATCTCGTCGTCGAACGAGGCAGGGCATGCGGTCGTGTCGGTGATCTCGATACGCGGGTTCACGGACGCGTACGCCATATACTGTGGGTGGGCTGGGGTCTACCATGGGGTGAGGCTTGACCAGGGCGGGACGGTCCAGGTCGGGGGTGGCAATTCTGGCGGCGGGAAGCATTCTGTCGCTGCGGCACAAGTACAGGAAGAGGAAGACATGACTCCTGAACAGGAGAAGAAGCTGAATCGCACGGTTGAGGGCGTGGATCAGGCGTTGCGTGCACTGACCCAGGTGAACAACCGGGTGTATTCGATTGAGCAGAAGGTCAACCATTCGTTTGAGGCGGATGACCAGTCGCTCACGTCGATAGGGAATGTCGGCGGGCGTATCTATCAGATCGAGCAGAAGGTCAACCATCTTGTGGAGGCGGTGGACCACATGCTGCAGGCGCTCACTCAGGTCAATGAGCGGGCGTACGGCGCCTACGCGCAGTCGAAGGCGGCCCTAGATTCCTTAGCAGAGGTTGCTAAGGCTCTTGGAGAAAGGAAATAGTCTATGACTATCGAGCAGTTTACGGTCCCGGCTCTTGCTGGGGCTCTTGCGCCGTTTGTGATTGCGGTTGCGAATCGTGTCGGTTGGAGCGCGAAGACGAAGACGGCCGTGGCCGGCGTGTTCTATGTGCTGGTGACGGCCGGGGTTCTGTTTGCGCAGTCCTACCCTGACAAGTGGCAGGCCATCGCAGGCGTGCTTCTGACGGTTGCGATCGCTGGGCAGACGGCATTCTCGGCCCTGAAGCCGTCCGGGATTCTTGACGGGATCGAGCGGGCGATCAATTCCGGTCCGCGCCCTGTGAACCTGGAACCGGCAGAGTAAAGGGGGCTGGAGGCTCGGTGACTTTCTGGGAAAAGCTGTTGTCCAACCCGGACTTCCACGCGTCGGTTATTTCTGCGCTGCTTGGGTTGTTGACGTTGGGCGGTATCCGGTTGAACCGGAGAGTCACCGAGCTGAAAGCTGTGCATGAGGAGACGAAGACTGGGGTGGAGCGTGCGGCGACGGCGGCTGAGGCGGCGTCGGTGCAGGTGAATAACACGCATGAGACGAATCTTAGGGATGACCTGGATGATGTGCGTGAGGCCCTGTCGCGTGTGGAGTTTAGTATCGATGAGTCGGAGGCTCGGGCGCAGGTGTGGCGGTCTGAGCATGGGGCGGCGCATGAGAAGGAGCGTGAGGCTCGGGAGCGTGTGGAGGCTCGTGCGGATGCGCAGATGGATATGTTGAGGCGTGATGTGCAGGATTTGTCTGGGCGTGTGGACGCGTTGCGTGAGGCGTCGGTTACTGAGCATGAGCGGCTGCATGCTAGGATTAATAATCTGAAAAAGTCTAAGCTTTTGTGATAGTGTCGTGTGTGCGATGCTCCTTTCGGGGTGTGTTGTGTGCGCGAATATGAGAGGCCCCCGCCGGGTTTGACTCCCTGCCTGGCGGGGGCTTCCTCGTGTCTTAGTGGGCGTTCCCGTTGAAGCAGGTCCCGTATTGTCTTTCGAGGTTCCGGATTTCTTGTGCGGCTTCAGTGGGTCCTGTTTCGACGGTGAAGGTGTCCCCGTCGTATTCGATGAACATTATCTCCGCGTCGCCGGCCGCGGCCTTGAGGGCTTGGAGGGTTTCTATATCCTTGGAGATGAGCATTCTTCTTCCTCTCGTTGGCTAGTCGTAGATGCCGATCCCGTAGATGTCGGTTTCTTCGCCGACCCTGTAGGTGATGGGTTCGACGGCATCGTCTTTGAGTTCTTGCAGGAAGGTTCCGTCTTCGTCGTCCCATCCGAAGGTGAAGACGTGTTTGTCTCCGTGTTCTTCCTTGAGTTATTCGAGTTTCTGGATGAGTTCGGATACGCGCATTGCGGGCCTTTCTTAGTCTTCGTAGATGGGGTTGTGGTTGTTGAGGTATTCGTAGGCGAGGCCGCGCCTGGCGAGCCATGAGCCGCCTTCCCTGGCGAGTAGCACGGTTGTGACTTCGCCGTCCTCGTCGATGTGTTCGGCTTCGACGAGGAACACGTAGGAGACTGCGCACCGGCCGGGGTTGTTCCGGGATGCGATCATGTCGGCGAATTCTTTCCCGGTCGGGATTGTGTTGCTCATTTGTTGTCTCCTTACTTGATCCAGCCGGGGTGTTGCTCGGCTGGGCGTTTGGTGGATGGTTTGGGTTTGCGTTGTGTGTGCCCGCCGTCTCTGCCTGTCCGGGCCATGTGGCAGGTTTGGCAGAGGGCGCGCAGGTTGAGGCTGGAGTGGTCTCCGCCTCGTTTGATGTGGTCCACGTGAGTTGCTTTCTTCCCGCAGAGGACGCACGTGTGGTTGTCTCGTTCGAGGACGCGGCGCCGTAGGGCCGCCCAGTTTGGGGGGAGTTCTTTTCGGCGCCGGGATTGCTTGGCCCAGGCCATTAGCGGCGTCTCCCGGTGAGGGCGTGGAAGAGGGCTTTTCTTCTGGCGTCGTCGGCCTCGGGGTTGTCGCCGGCGGGGAGCTGGTATTCGCGTCCGTTGATCCGTACCCGGCCTTCGCCGGTGTAGAGGTCGAAGAATGGTTTGAAGTGTGCCCATGTCCTTGGGCTGCGGAGGCCTTGGAGGCTGATGGTCTCGGTCGGGACGTAGGTCGTGGTTTCCCCGATTGTGACGAGGCGTGACTGGCTGACCTTGTTGTTGAAGAGCTCAACAGCCAGGATGCGGGACATGTTGTCTAGCCACCAGTCCCCGTCAACGTCTTCTTCCCATAGGTGGTTGTCAATGCGGATGACGTAATGGCCGTCTTCGTTGCGCACTGCGGTGTTTTTGATGATGTGTTGGGCTTCGGGCCAGGTGGGCAGGTAGCTTTCGGGGAACTGGTGCAGTTTCCCGTTGATGGTCATGTCTATGGTGTTCACTTGTTTATACCATTTCCGTACATGGTTTTGTACCAGGTTGCTGCTTCGGCTGCGGCGCTGGGGGTTCCGGCGATGAGCAGGCGGAAGATTCGTTGCGGTATTGAGATGAGGCGTTCGGTTTCGAGGATGAAGATGCTGCCTTCCATGAGGTGGATGCCTTCAATGGCGGGGGCGTCAATGGCGGCGTCTTCGGGCGGGGTGAGGGTGAATTGTACGGGGTTGTCTAGGCTGTAGACGGCTTCGTAGACTCCTATCTCCCTGTTGGCGATGGCGCCGGGGATGTTCTCGGGCGGGGTGTCGCCTGTGGCGGCGTACCTGATCCGGTAGGTCTCGCCGGTTTGGAACCGGTCGTGTGCCGCTTCGCGTTGGGTGGTTTCGAGTGGCCCAAGGGCGGTGAAGAGGGTTTCCCAGGTTTCGTGGGCGGGTAGTGTCCGGTCGGTGATTTGTGTCCATTGGTCGCCGTTGTCGCGGTGCCAGGCTGTCATGTTGCGGTCCCAGACGATGGTGTGTTCGGGGGCGGGGGTGGGGTAGCCGTAGCGTGTCATTGTAGGTTCGCCTTTCTGTATGGGTCTGTTGGGCCGTTGTATGTTAGCCCGTTGCAGTCGTACCAGCGCACGCCGTCTATGGTTTGGACGGGTGTTTTCCACGGCTGGGCGTCATAGGATGAGATGATGTATCCGGTTTCGCGGGCCTGCTGCGGGTGGGTGTGCGCCCACTGGTGGCAGGCCCGGCAGAGTAGTATCCCGTTGCATCGGCAGTCGGTGTGGGCGGAGTGGATGCCGCGTCGCCGGCGGTGGTGGTGGTCTGTGCCGGCTCTCCCGCAGCGTTGGCAGCGCCAGGCGTCGCGGGAGAGCACGGCTTCCTTGATCCAGCTAGCCATTGCGCCGAGGCCAGCCGAGATGCCGCCAGTTGACTTGGTTGTCGTGGTTGAGCCGGTCTTCCACGACCTGCCGGTAGTTGTCCGTGCAGCGGGAAAGCAAGTCCATGACGTGGGTGTCGGGCAGGGCGATCATGGGTTCTGCGGAGATCAGGGTCCAGTCGTCTTGCATGGTGCTGATCCTGATCGTCCTGGCGGATTCCAAGGCGACGAAGACGTTGGAGGCCGTCGCGTACGCTAGGGCTCGGATTGTGTTTTCCGCGCCTTGCTGTAGGGCTTCTATCCAGTAGAGCCCGCCGGGGCGTACGTCATCCCATGCCTTGGGGACTGGAGGCGTGTCGGTGAACGGCCCGTAGGCGGCGACTACTTCGCGCCACGAGAGCCCGTCGCATGAGGTTTCGTCGTCCCTGTGCCATTCTTCCGGCCACTCTTCGGAGGGGACCCATTTGGTTCCGTTGGCCTCCCAGACTGGGCCTTCCGGCTCTTCCGGGTATTGGACTTCGTAACGCATGATTTTCTCCTTTCGGGTTTGTGTGCGTACCTCTAAACACTACCCCCTCCGCCGGGGCGTGTCCCGTATCGGAGGGGGTGTGTAGTGGGTTTAGAGGAGGAGGAACGTGTTCCCGTCCCGGGTCCTCACCAGGTGCGGCACGGGGTCGCCGGTCCCGTCGTCGATCGGGGTTTTGACCGGCACGTCCCCGTGTTTCGCTTTGGCTTCTTCGAGGTCGGCGATCAGTTTTGAGATGAGCATCCGGGGTGTCCTTTCTCGTATCGTTCAACGTATGCTCTGGACCTCACGTCCCCGAAAGGGCGGTGCGTGTCTCGTTTGGCCCATTCGTACAGGTCGGTGCCGTCCTCAGGGTAGATGTCCAGTCCTCGCAGGTGCCACAGGTATCGGGCGCACGGGCTGCACCTGTATTCGGTTGTGATCGTGGCTTCCTCGTGGTTGAGGACGGGGACTTCGACGGCGTGTTTCCCGGCGACGCTGGCCCCGCACCAGGCACACCAGCCGGTCGTCCGGTAGGCATTGATGCCTTCATGTTGGACTCTTGCTTTGCCGGGAAAGATGTTCATCTTAGTTGTCCTCCCAGTGTGCCTGCTTGTGGGTTCCGAGCCAGTCGATGATTTCGTTCTGGTATCCGCGGACGGCTTCCGGGCGGCGGGCGTTGACCAGGTTGGTGAGCGCGTCGGCGGGGACGGCGAGGATCGGGGTCAGTTCGGTGAGCTCGTCGTCTTCGTCGTCGGGGGAAAGCAGGCAGAGTCCCGTCCCGACCACAGGCGGGACGGTCAGCATGAGGTAAGGGGTGGTGACCCCGATGCCTGCCGCACGGCAGGGGATGCTAGAGTCGTAGCCTTCCACCCAATAGTAGGCGCCGGGTTTGGACTGTTCCCATGCTTGGCGGAGCGGCGGCTCGTCGTCGAGTGTCCCGCACTGTTGGAGGAGTATGGCCCAAGGGCGGGCGTACCCGTCCGGGTCGCGCCACTCCCCGTCTCGGCCTTTCTCGTAGCGCATGCCCTTATCGTCCCAGAGCGGCCCGGCGGGTTCTTCCGGGAGGCTCATGTGGTATTTCACTTGCGGTTCTCCTCTTCTGCGCGGATGCGGGTCAGGGCTTCCAGCAGTTGCCCGCGGATCACGTCGATGGACGTGTAGGCGCGCTCCATGTCGCTGGTTTTTTGGGCGTCCTGGGCGGATAGCTCGGTCAATAGTTCGATGGCCTCGTGGAATTCTGGGATGCCGGCCTTGTCTGCGGCCTTCTGCAGCCGCAGCATCGTAGCCATGGGGATCATTTCTCGGCCTCTTTCACGGCTAGGGGTGCTATGACGGGCGTACCTGGTGTTCCCCTGTACATGGGAGGGCTGCTGGGGAACCTTATCTGGTCGCGGTCAAGGTCGGTGAAGACTGCGGACTCGCCGGCTTTAAGGAAGACCCCGGGGGACGGCGACGCGCCGGACTCCATCATGCAGGCTAAAACCGGCTGGCCGTCTTCCAGATTGTCCCAGTCGGAAAGCGGATTCTCGGAGAAGAACCGGGTGAAATGGAACATGTCGAACAGCTCCTCCCATTCAATCCACCCCCTCCTCGCGTAAGGGCTGGACGGCGGCAAGACCGCCTCCCAGTGGTTGGTGTTGTAGGGCTCCGTGTAGGGGTCGTAGAACGCCCACAGGTCCTCTCCGCCGTCGCCGCTTATCCTTTCGAGGCTGCGCCCGTCAAGCGTCCACACTTTTCTAACCTTGAGGGGCGGCTTGTGCTTTTTACTGTAAATCTCCATTGTTGTTCGCCTTTCATCTGCTTGTAGCAGTCGTAGTGGTAGATGTCGTGGCCTTCACATGAGGAAGTCCACGTGAGGGTGATGGGGTTCCCGCAGCCCGCACAGCGGGTGCAGGCCGGGAAGCCCCACATCGGTTTGATCATTAGAAGGGGTAGTCGTTGGCGGTCGGCGGCGCCTGGGTCGCCGCATAGGCGAGGCGCGGGTTCCGCTCGGTCAGGGCGGCGGCGATCCACTCGGCGGCCATCACCCCGAACGGTTGGTCAGGTATCCACCGGACGTACGAGTCCGGGATCCGGACGTGCTCGCCGCACACCTCCAGAAGATACCCCGATCCGCGAGGGTTCTCAACCAGGGAGGCTTTCACGTCGTCCTCGATCGCGGCGCCGATCCGCCAGACCGGGGTCTTCTCGTTCACGCCCATGGTCGCCTCCACCGTGACCGTGTAGGTTTTCTCGCCGCACGTGAACGTCACGTCCCGGCCCGGCCCCACGAGGTCGGGTATCTGCCTGTCAGAACGGGGGAGCATCGTGCCCCCCTTGGCTGGCCCACGGATCGTACTGGTCAGCCTGCGAGTTGGGCGTCCCGTATCCGGCGCCACGCGTAGAACTCTGCTGCGACATCGACTGGCCCGAGTTCGTCTTCGTCGGTGTCGCCGTCGCGTATCTCAGGGACGGGCCGATCTCGTCCACCGTCAGGTTGATCGACGTCCGGCTCTGGCCCTCGTGCTCGTACGTCCGTACCGAGAGCCGTCCGGTCGCCACCACACGGTTTCCCTTCGCCAACGATTCGGCGACGTTCTCCCCCATCTGCTTCCACACGTCGCAGCGGACGAACATCGTCTCCCCGTCCTCCCACTGCTGTGTCGCCTGGTTCTGGCGGCGCGGCGTCGAGGCCAGGGTGAACGAACACACCGGGGTCCCGCTGCTGACATACCTCAACTCCGGGTCCGCCGTGAGATTCCCCACCAACGTTATAATCGGCTCTCCAGCCATAAGGTTCTCCTTTCAGTTTCGGCTTCATGCCGTACTTGACGCGAATCTCATCCATCTTAGGACGCAAAGCAAGGAACTCGGGGGTCGGAGGAACCGCCCCGGCCGTCTGAGCCTCCAAGCGGTCCGACCACTCCCGGCGCTTCTCCTGCCGGGCGGCCTCCGCAGCCTCCAACTCGGGTTTGAGCGCTTCGGCTTCCCGCTCCGCCTTCGCTTTGTCAAGGCGTTTCATCTCCAACAGCTCAGCGAAATGCCAATCCCAGAGTTGGACCAGGGTCCCGGCCGCGAGATGCTTGGCGACGAAACGCTTGCCTATCAATTCTACGTCCAGTCCCCAGGCTTCCCCGAACGCGACATGCCGAGGGCTCGGGACGAACGTGGGAGGGATCGTGGTCGGCTTGCCGTCGTCCGCCCACCGCTTCGGCGCATCCCGCATCCAACTCCAGGACGGCTTCCTGGGGCGCTTCGGAACGTCCGGGGTGGGCGACGGTACAGGCGAGCCCTGAACGCCGCTCCCAGACCCCTTAGCGTGATCCTCAGAGGCATCCGAGCCCTGACCGTACACGTGCCTCGGAGCAGGAAGAGGAACATCATCACCCCAAGCCCCGCCAGAAGAGAGCCCCTTCCGATCCGCCAAGGCCCCGCTAGACGAACCAGACCGCAGCGTGGACGCACGCTCCCGCCAGTCCGGCCCAAACACATCCACCGGCCCCACCACCGGCCTCGGCTCCCAAGGCTCATCGAAATGCCCCTCCGGAGGAACAAAATCCCACGCCGGATCCCCAGGAGGAAACAACGGCTCCGGAACCTCATCCAAGAACCCATCCCCGCCAACCGGCAGACCGTCCAGGAACGACTCCGACGCCGCAGGGCCAGAAGCCCCGCCCTCGCTCACTTCCTCCCTGCCGCCGCGAAGCGGCGCCTCAGCCACGGACGAAGGCGAAGCTTCACGCTCAGGTTTTGGATTCAGATTTTCAGTTGTTTCAGCCTCGCGCGCGTTACGTACGTAAGAACAACTATTAAAGTCTTGGATAGTAGTAGTTAGATGGTTCTGGTTCGTGTCAAAATTCTTTACCCCCCCCGTAAAGATTTTTAACCCCGGTGTAAAACGGCTTGACGCCACCGAAGCAGCGACCCAATACCCGTTCGATGTCTGCTGCCCGTCCTCCCCGCAGCGAGTCTCCTTCTTCACCAGCCCGGCCTGAACCAGTTCCTCTACAGCCTTGACGGCAGTCGGGCGAGACACGCTCAGCATCTTCGCGAGCGTCCCGTACGACGGCCAGCAATATCCCGTCTTGTTGTCCCGGAACTTCTGCAAAACCGTAAACATGGCCTTCGCCTTGAGCGACATGTCAAGGCCCCACACGCCGTTGCCGATCCGTGTCCAACCGTCGGGGAACATCGCCTGCGCATCAGCCACAGGCGCGTTTCCCTGTTGGAAGCGATCTTCTGATATACTCATAAGTGCCTTTCTGTAGGTAGGTTGACAATGAAGGCCCCGGTCCATCCGGGGCCTTCAACATTTATACCAGAAACAATCAACCCGAGGGCGGAACCCAGTCCGGAATCAAAACCCCGAACTGCACAATCGCATACTCGCACACGCCACGCAAACCATCACCACTATAGTTTTCCCACTTGAAGATGATGTTGTTATTGACAAGCCACTTCAACGCCCGAGAAACAGTCTTCTTAGACAAGCCCGTATACTCCGCGATCTCACCCTGAGGAATCGGCATTCTAATACCAGTCGTCCCTATACGAGCATGCAAATAAGCCAACACAAGCTTAACCAAAGGCGGCGCATCAAGCATCGCCCACCCCTGCTTCAAACTAAAAGCAGAATAGTTCACACCCCAAGGCGCCGCAGGAACATCATCACCATCATCCAACTCCTCAACCTCATCGGCGAAACAAAACTTGTGGCCAATAGCCATGCCGTGACAAACCTCGTCAAACCCAATCAGGAAATGCCCTCTAAGCTCCATGATCGCACGCTCAAACTCCCTCATCGTGCAACCGGCGCGCTCACGAACCTCCTCCAAAGAGAAAGTCCCATCGTCACGAACATTGCCCGCCCACATGAGAGCCATGTACACGTCCTTCGCCGTATCCGTCAACGACTCCCCGTAAAACACGTCGTCCAACTGGCCAACGCCACCTGGTATGGCAAACATGCAATTCCCCTTTCAGTTAAAGACCACCACCCCCAAACCCACAACAGGGGGCACACACATTTCTACGCCACGCACCGGCCGCCCCATGTACACGAGCGGTCCCGGCGTGTACACTAGAAGACGAGTTCACCTTTCAAAGAAGCGGCCGCCAACCTCCCACCGGGCGGCCGCTTCACTCATATGCACAAACAAGGTAGACTAGAAGACCTGAGAGGCCAGACGCCACTCAGGCAATCGACGATACTAGAAACCGCCGGCCCCAGGAACACTCCCCGGGCCGGCGGCTTCTATCCCCCACCAATCAATCCATCACAAGAACATGCCCCGACGGCAACTGACGCCCCGACAACACGTCAAAACGCGGCACCGCCTTCACGCGCCCGTCCGCCCGCATCCTAGACAACACACGCCGCACCGTCCGCTTCGACAACCCACACCTTCCAGCGATCCACGCCATCGACGGGACCGCATGCCCAGCCTCCAACGCGGACAACGCCACGGCCACCATCCGCTCCGACACGGACGCGCCACTAGTAGAGGACAGCGCCCACGACGGCAGCCGGACCGCATTCCGAACCTCACCCTCCGCATTCACGGTAGCAACGGCATAGCCGTATTCGGTCATGTGAACTCCCCCAACCCGACACGAACAAGGAACGCATGACACGCCTTCGCAACCCCGACAGACACTCCATCGTCCACGCCTTCGCGCCAATTGAGAACGTCACGGCACATCTCCACAATGTCGTCGCGGTCGATGCCATCGTCGTCGCCGTCCCAGCACTCCTCCCACCAGAACTTAGACAACATCTCGCAATCCGGGCACTCATGCCAATTGGCGAAACCCTTACCAGGACACAAATACTTCCCATAAGAGTAGCTTGTCCCCTTCGGGATACGCTGCCCGCACAAATCACAGGCAACCATGCCGCGAGAGACACGCCGACAAGACTTCAACTCAATACAAGACACGACGGCCTCCTTTCAATCAGAGAACGGTCCATTACTCAACCGCTGCGAATAACCAAACGCCCGACAAGTCTCCAGCGGAACGGTTGACATGAGCAAGACGGCATACCTCTCAAGATCATGGATAGACGGAACCCTCCCGCCGTGCGATTCCGCGTAATCCAAGACAAACGCCTCGCAACGGGCGCACATCTCAAGCTCGCGAGGAAAACCCGGAAGCCTGCAACCACAATACTTACAAGACGGGTTCACGTACTCCGCCATGTCTAGTCTCCTTCCATATCGGGCCGCTCCCCAGACAACAAAGCGGCAAAATCGGCAAGACGCATCGTCACAAACTGCTCACCCGCAGCCGCCCGACCACGCCTCTTATGAACAACCACACCCACAAGGGCGTCATCGTTCCCTCTCTCTATCTCAGCCTCGCCCACCCACTCAGACAGACAAGCCCGTGACGTGTTCTTGCACTCAACCACGACACGGCCGTGCACGGTACGCACACCGCCGATATCGCCACGGTCTTTCGCCCCAGTCTTCGGCCGGCGATCGATCCGATCATCCACATGGTCTCGCAGATAGTCGGCCACCAGCCGCTCAAACGAAGCCCCCGCCTTCTTAGCGCTTTGACGCGTTCTTGACATAGCGCGGCACTCCCTCCTTGTACTCGATCCCCAGATCGCAGTAGCACTCGGGGCACAGCAACGCCCCGTACTCTTCACGGATGTGCCGTACGCACTCACCGCGCCCCCACTCGCCCTCCCAGCCGCACGCCCAGCAAAACAGAGGAACCTTCCGCACGGGTTTAGGCAGGCGCCGAGCCCGCGTCCTCACAGCCTTGCGCGGCAAGAGATGAAACACGGCGTCGCAATTCCAGCACCCAAGCCGAGCCGGGCTTCTGGGAACATTGCGGAAGAGAATCGATTCCCGCCCGCAGAACGGGCAGCGAATCTGTTGGTCGCTTGCCCACGGCCAGTCGCGAGTTTCAAGGCCCCAACGCCGAGAGACAACCTTGTTCTTGCCAGGGAGCGAGGGATCGTACCATCCTTCCTCCCGGTGGAAGCTAACAATGTTAGCCGGGAGCCGGAGCCTTTTAACAACGAAACGCGACATCACTCGACCTCCTCAACAGACCTCGCCACACCAGCAAGGACCCGTACCGCATACTCGGCCTGCTGCGGAACAACACCGTTGCCGAGCATGGTCAACTGTTGAGCCCTTGACAAACCAAGCTCCGGGTCGGTCACCCGACCCTCAGGCAGACCCATCATCCACTCAACAAACAGGGTAGACAGGCGGCCGTCATCGTCGAGCGGGTCCGGAGCCTCACGAAACACGCCCTCCCACCTGGCAATCCCGCGAATATAGGGAATAAGCCCACGCCTGCCCGCCTGCACAATGTCATAAAACGAGCCAGCCCCGCTATAGCCGGGCGACTTCCGCCCATCCATCTGCGACGCCGTAGGAGTAGGAAGCAACCTCACGCCTTCTCCACCACATCCCTGAGCGTCACCGAATGCCCGCCCTCCCTGCGCCGCGCCGGCGGCTCCGAACCACCGCACGTGCCAAGGCTCGCGGTCGGCGTCGGCAGCAACGACAAAGAGTCTCGCCCGCCTGTGCGGGGCTCCGACATCTGAAGCTCGAACAACATCCCACCACGCGTCATACCCAACGTTGGCAAGGTCTCCGAGAACACGTCCAAGTGCTCGGAGAACAGGCCCATCACGCCCGTCTCCCACACATCCCGTTCCCGGTTCCATGAGGCTAAACGCCTCCGCTGACAGTGCCCCACTGACGTTCTCCCAAACCACTAGATGCGGGCGCAGCCGCGCCACGCCTCTAAGCATCGATTCCCACAAGCCCGACCTGGTGTCCGGCTTCATTCCTTTACGGCCGCCGGCGAGCGACAAATCCTGACAGGGCGACCCGCCCGCGAGCACATCCACGGGTTCTACGTTGTCCCAGTCAATCAAGGTTACGTCCCCAAGATTCACCGGGAACCGGCCCGACCGGTCAATGAGCTTGACCGGACCGGCCGCAACGTCCGAGCACCACGCCTCCCGGCACTCACCGCCGAGAGCCGCCTTCACTCCCATGTCCAGGCCGCCATAGCCAGTGAACAGGGAACCAAGACTCCACGTGTTCATGCCGCCAACGCCGCCTTCCTGCGCGCCGCACGCTGCTTCGGCGTCTCCCCGCCAAGCACGCCGAACAAATGCCGCCAATCCAACGTCCCCGCCTCCACGGCGTCACCGTACTTGACGCATTCCTCACGCACGGGACAGTCGGCGCACAACGCCAGTGCCGGCCCGGCACCTTGCATCGAGTCGGGGAAGAACAGTTCCACGTCCGTCTGCGCACACGTGGCTTGCTCTTGCCAGTTCTCCTTTTGGAGAAGGTTGTAAAGAGTTGTCATGAGTTCACCTTTCAGTTTGTTAATTGTTGAGTTTCTGTCGTGCACGCCTCCGTGCGCGCACGGTCGGGGTTTCTCCGCCCCACACCCCGAACAAACCATACGGGGTGTTCTTCCCTTGCTCGAACTCTTCCGCGAGGCCGCGACATTCGGCCACGAACCGGCAGTCAGCGCACACCGAAACGGCTTCGGCGTATGCCTGCTCGGAGTTCTTCTCCGGAAAGAACAGCTCGTCCAACCCGGCACATGGCAGGGTCTCTTTTACGTTGGCGGGGAATCTCATACGATCCCCTCATGGATCGGCAGCCCGTACAGCTCAGGGGCTTTGACTCGGACGGGAAACGTCACGACGACGCGCCGCTTCCTGTGCTCAACGAAGCCTTTTGCGCGTGAGCGGATAGGCTCAAGCCCGCGGGCTTGAGCATCCTCCAACGCCCGGTCTTTGGCTTCGCCGATCATTGTGGAGACGGTCATCCAGTCGCATTCAATCGGGAAGGCCATCTTGAACGTGTCGAGCATGTTGTTCCTTTCGTGTGCGTGTATCCAGTATGGGCCAAAAAAGAGGGGGTGACAAATTGACACCCCCCCCGTTTTGGTGACATGCTCCACTCGCTACTGGCGTTCCTCAGCCTTCGCCTGGAACGTGTCAATAGCCTTCTGCGCCTCGACCTTAGTCAACTGGTCAATGCGGTTCGTGCGCTTCTTCGACACCCCCAACGCCACAACCTCGGGGGGGAACTCCCCCTCAAACGCGGCCAGCCATTCCTCGATCGCCTTGAACTGCTCGGGAGTGATCGCATCCCCACCTGACGGGGCCTGCGCCGAACGCTCCCTGCCGCCATGGCCGCCGCGCTCGGGCGTCTCGTAATCCGGGTCCTGGTCCTCCTCCGTCGGTACGCACAACACCTGCGACAACGCGGTACGCAACGCGTACGAGTACGCTTTCGTCGTCGCCTTGTCGGAATTGTCCAGAGCCTCAGCGCACACCATGATCGTCGTTTGCTGATCCGCATCCGGCCCACACGCGAACGTGTAAGCCACCGTCAGCCTGCACTGAACCCACGTCCCCTTCCCGACCGGAACCTGATCGTACTCCTTCTCCTGAATAGAAGTCAGGACAACGATTCCATGCTTGCGGAACTCCGGACCGGCCGCGTTCATGAGGTCATCAATACCCCTAAACGCATACCCCTGAGCCTTGTTCCTTTTCGTCTTGCCAATGGCGCGGACCCCGTTCATCACGAGACTCAACGCCTGGAAAATATTCAACCTATCATTGCTCATGAGAGCCACCTTTCCCTCTTGGTTTCCTCCCACTGCGGGAAGCTGAACGTGTGAATACTATCCGGGATTCCCGGATAGTTCCCCGACTCAAGGCAGCCCTTCCACTGCCAGAGAAGCTTCGACACAAGCTCGTCCGCACGCTCCAACTGCACGTCAGACAAAGCATGCACCGAAGTCTGGAACGGCGCCGCCTTCCCCACCGCGACAAACACAAACAAGGGAAGCTTGCCCGTCGCCGCGTGAATGCCCCGCAGATAGAACGCAGCCTGAACATCGTAGGCAAGCTGCGCCGCCGACCGGCCAAACTCGAACGGCCGCGCATCCTGCGTCGTCTTCAGGTCCACGCAGGCGAACGGGGACAGGTAGTCCGGGCGGGCCTTGCACCACACCCCCGTCTCATCATCCTGCCAGAAGATCGACTGCTCCGCCCGCCCCCCTTTCAGAAACCCGGACGCTAAAGCCGACCCTTTCACGGACTCAGCCATAGCCTTAAACACGTCAAGCTCGGAGGCGGTCAGAACGGGGACGCCGGCTTCGGCCAGCTCGGCCGCCTTCGCCTTCCCCGCCTTCGTCCGCCCATCAGGCTTCAACTCAGGCATCGGCCCGCCCTCCAACACGTGCGAATGGAAGAACCGGCCGAACGCGAACGTGCCGTTATCCGCCGGATGGTCGAGATTCCACTTCGCCGTCTGCGCGTCCGCCTTAAACAAGGTCTTCAACGTCGTCGAAGACACCGCCCAGCCGGCGCCATGGTAGTCCGTGTCAGGAACGCCGGCGAAGAGGCCGGCCTTCTCCCGTTCAAGAACGCTCACTCGCCGCCACCCCCTTTCAGTTCCTCTTCCAGCATGGCCACGGACTGCATCGCAGTCATCCCGTCCATGAAAGCCGTCGCGACAGACATAGCCTTCTGCATCTCACACCCGGACCGCACCAAGTCGTAAGACATCTCGGTCTCGGTGCGCCTCAACGTCAACATGAGAAACGTGCGCAGCTGCTCCTCGGTGTAGTCCTTCGCCGCGACGCTGCAGAAGACAACCGCCTTCGCAAACGACGACGCATGGGCGCAGAACACCCCCCACTGCTCGTCCGTCAGACCATACCGGTCACGAACCAGCTCCTCGAACGGATACGTGAACCCCGTATCGCCACTCACCGCCCCCTCCTTCCTCTCTTAGAGGCGTCCGCTTTAGGCCAATAGGTCAGGCGCGGCAACGGCACACCCATATACCTCGCATGATTCCTGGCCTGCTTGACGAACAAGCGGATCGCCCGCTTGTGATCCCTCGCCTTGACCCGCTTCGAGTTCAACGCCTGCGACAAAGCAACAGCGCCCAACGTCAAGTCGCGATCCAAATACTCGCGCCGCTTCGCCCACGGAAGCCACGGCGAGCCAGCCATACGAATGATCGACCGCGCCACCTTCAGGGACTCGCGGTCAAACACCACAAGAACCCCTGCCAAATACGCCGGCCCTTTCACAACTCCTCCCAGTTGTACAGGCGCGAATTGACCACGGCCTTCAGAATCCGATGCCACATCGCGCTCGGGTCCTCAGACTCGCCCGCAAACTCTTCGAACAAGTCACGCGCGATCCAAAAGTCACGCCGCCCCGCACGCACAGGAACATCCCCCCAACGGGGAGTGACCGGTTCGGGAACAAACCGGTCAAGAGCATTGCCCTTGACAATTTCGAGGAACAGCTCCTCGCTCAGCGAGGGACGGACCCTCCCTCTATCCTCAATCAAGTAGGACCGGTAAAGATTGACAACGTCACCCGCGCCGATGTGAAGGTCCGGCAGCTCGGCTTGCGCCCACCGCGCAACACCCCGACCGAGCGTCTCCTTCATGTACTCCTCGTCCGTGTAAGCCACACCGACGTAGAAGAACGCATGCGGAAGAGCAACCTCCCCGTCCCCCAACGCGGCCTTGAACACGGTCTTGTTCCACCCGAAAGCAACATCGCACCGTTTCGTCTCACACGAAACAATACGATGATTCCCGACAGTGAACGTCCCGTACTTGGACTCGAAAGTCCGCTGCCCCTTAACGGCCATCTTTACGGCCTCCTTTCGTTTCGAAAGCATCCACGGCACCCACATACGCAAGCGCCAACAAACCGTCAAACAGCAGCGCACCAATCAACGCCGCCGCATTACGCGAGTCGAACGCCCACGCAGTCAGCGTCGCCCCACCAAGCAGGAACACAGCGCCAACAATCAAGCCAACGATTCTTTTAACCATCGGCCTCTCCCTTCTCTAGCAGCCCCCACACGGGAGTCGCTGACTGAAACACCACCCACGCCCCGACAGGGATGCAGCCGCCCCCCTTCAGCTCGTCCAACAGCCACCAGGCCGCCTCGAAAAACGCGTTCCACGCCCCACGGTCCTGATCATGAGGACGGTACGCGGCCTCCCACACAAGAAACGCGTAAAGACACGCCTCTTGATACTCCCCACGCTCCCAGTCGCCCGCATCCGCGACATGCTTGGCCTTGACCGCAAGATCAAGAACACTCCGGGCCGACTCAAACAAGCCTTCGTCTTCGCTCATCGTATTTACCCTTTCCCTTTCAGAGCGCGAGGACTCGAACCAAGGCATCCTCGCCCTCCACCCAATCCGTGCGGGACTCAAACACCCGCTCGAAATACGGCGGAATGTCCTTGTAGACCTCTAGGTCCCCGAACTCGGACTTGGCCTTCTCAAGCTCGGCAATAAGGCCGCTGATCTTCATGAGGTTTCACCTTTCTTTGTTTGTTGTGCCGCGAGGGCGGTCAGATTGTCCGCCCTACTTGATTCTAGCCCGGGGGACTGACGGCCAGTCGATCTTCTCCACCGGCGAGTCGTCACCAACCGTCCGCCAATCATCCACCATCGGGATAAACGCCTGCTCCCACTCAGGAACAAGCTCAAGTTTCCCGCCCCGGTCCGGCGTGTAACCGTCCACCAGATCGTGCGCCAGCATCCGCGCACCAAGAGCGAAGAACAGGGAAGACTCCATCCCGGTCGGTGCCGAGTCGATCCTGGTTTCGTACTGCGGCCGGCGGCCGGTCCACCAGACGGGGATGATCCCCATCTGCATGGCGATCTCGACACCGGCATTCGTCAACACCCCGTACACGGCGTGCATGACAACCTCGACCGGAAGATCCGCCTCAATAAACCCCGCCCCCGGTGAGGCCACCCACACCCGCGCCGTGTCGCCAACGAGCATGACCTGCCCATCGTCGCCATGCTCATACTCCACGGAGGCAACGCACGAGGTCTTGCCGATCTCGCTCGCTTCCCGAGCGAACACCAGATAGTCGCGGGCCTCGCCCTGCAGGCCAAGGTCATCCTGCTCCACGGTGATCGTCAGGTCACGCCTTGCTGTGAACCGCAGCGCGTGCAGGCCCTCACGCAGCAGGTCACAATCCTCCTGCGAAACGACGGCCTCAACCTGACCCCACACCGGCTCGGTCCGGTTCCGTGTCTGCCTGGAAGCAGCCACAAAAAACCTCTTATCCAAGATAATCCCCCTTCTCAAGGTAGGTACTGCTCACGAATTCGTAACCGTGCGCAAGCCCCCACCGGAAATACCAATCGACACTCCACCGGTCCCGGACGGCAGCGGCTTCCAACACCCGGCCGAGCTCCCCAAAAGGCTCCGCGTGCTCTGTGGCACGCAACATCCAATGGTCCCAGCCAGACTGGTTTTTACAGACAGTAAATATTAACGTCCCGTCATCGTAGACAACAATATTCCCGGAGCAATAGACGGCCTGGACGCCCCCGTCCACATCACACCGCTTGACATTCCCGACAATCTGCCGAAGCAGAAGCCGCCGGTTCTCGCCCGTAATCTCCCCGACCGGACGCGGCTCCGGGAGCGGGCCATACCTCCAATCCACGGCGTCGCCGGCGTTCCACGGGACCGCACGGTTCGGAATATGCCTTGCGCCGTCGCCCACGGCCGGCCCATCCCATAGTAGAATATGGGTCTCAAACCCGTGACCGTATGCGTCATCGTAAGGGACGGCGCGATCATACCCGTCCGGATGCTCCAGCCACGCAACGATCCTCGCCAAGTCAGCCTCAGACCTCGAATGAACCTCTTCAATGGCGATACGCAACAGGCGGTCCCCGTTGCTTGACAGCATGAACAGATACGGGAGATAGAACGGGCCTACCTCGACCCACGCCTTACAGTCACAACTCGCCCGGCCAAACCGCGGGAGCAGCTTGCCCATTAAGGATTCCGTAGCCTCAGCCACGGCGATCGCCTCGCTGTCAAGCTCGCCGGCGTCACAGTCCATCCCGTCCCGCGATGCTTCCGCCACGGCAATCTCAAGCATGACCATCTCGATCACACCATCCCATTCGACGGGCTCCCCGCGCAGCTTAAACACGATCTCCCCGTCTTCGGCGACCTCATCCGCCGCCACCAGACCAGACCGCCGACACGCCTCCGCAAACACGGTATCGGACACGCCGTCAAGCAGGGCGTCATCGCAATGCGCCTCGAAATGCTGCCGAAACTTTTCGACAGCAACACTGGTTTTCATTCCAGTTATCCTTTCAATATGAGCCAGGCCCCTATAGTCTGGCCATCGCGCGAGGGGAGGGAATCGAACCCCCAACAACCACCGGCGCCAGTCGGCCCCCGCCACCATCACGCCACCACGCACAACGGCCCCTGCCCGTCACACGGGTTAGACGGCAACAAGTGCACATAGTCCATCACACACAGCAGGCCCCGGCCCTCACACGGGTCCGTCACCAACCGTTCAACCCGCGGCACCGGACCCGCCGCATCCGCCAACCCAACCGTAAACACGGCCACGCCAACGATCACAGCCCAAAAGACTACGATCTCCCACCAGCGGAGACTCCTCCACGCGATAATCATTCCGGCTCCTTCCAGCCTGGCCGCCCAACCCTATGCTGGGAGGCAACGACCCGCGCCCGGGGAACGATCCCGGATACGCCACCCGCGGGCAAACAAACTCACCTACCTATTCCACCCCCAAACCGTCGACAATCCCAAGCACCGCAGCAAACCCTAGCCCCAGCATCGCCACCGGCAACGGCGCCACGACCCCACACAAGCCGACAACGACGCCAATCAAACCACAATCCCGCTTCCACGGGACAAACCCAACGATCCCAGACCACGCCACCAGCCCAGACAGAGCAACGGTAAACCCGGCAATGAATAGCCCCACCATCACTCCGCGCTCCCCGCCGACATTGGCGTATCCGGCGTGACGGGAGACCCCGCCGAACCCGCAGACCACGACGACCCCGGGAAAGCCGGCGTCACCCGCCGCCAAGAATCCTCCACCTCAACCCAGACTTTCCGGGCCGCCGCAAGCGCCTCATCACACGCGAGGCGCGGCGGCACATGCCCAACGCAACGACACGTCCCCACATCAAACAAGAGAACGTGCGTCGCTTCCTCCCCGCGGGCCCTCGAATACGGCACCGCCAAATCCCAAGAGAACGCCGGCCTCGTCGAACCCTCCTCTGCAGCAAACGCCCAATACGGCACATCCGGCAAGAACGTGGCAACCCTCGCAAGCTCACGCAACGGCGTATCCCAAGCCGCACGAATCTTCCCAAACTCCCCATGCAACCAAACAACCGGCTCATACGGGCCTTCAAGATCAACCTCAACCGAGAAATCCGGCATCGGCCAACCGTCCGCCGCCTGCATAATCCGCGCCGCCAAACGACGATTCGCCCCACGCTGACGATCTTGCGCCTCCCGCACCTTGAGCCGCGCCGCCTCGACAGCCTCCGCCGCCTCAACAGCCTCCCAACCGGAAGGCTCAGGCCACGGACACGACTCGCCACCAGGAACAACCCGGCAGAAACCGAAACCAACACTGTTTTCGGAGACCATTTGTCTCACCCTTTCTAGTCTGGACACGATCCCGAATGGACCGCACCATCGCCCGCCGCCGGGGAATCGAACCCCGGCCCTGCACCATGCGGCGGAACCGTCAGCCACCTACCCTCACTCAGCCAACACCCGCTCCCGCTCCGCCAACGCCGCCAAAACATCATCACACCAGGCCGAAACGTCACCTTCCAACATCACCGACCAAGCCTTCAACCGCGGCTTACGGTCCAGTGGCCGCGTCCACACCGCCAACCTTTCACCGTCACACCAAAGCCTCCACCCAGACCGGTTCAACGGCCGCGACCTCACCGCCTCCCCGCGCTGGGAAAACCGGCTAACACCGAACTTGCGGTTGAGCACCTCGCGAACGGGCGAGGGAATCTGGATAGCCATTTGCCAATCCACCTTTCAACTTAAAGCCAACCCCGATTGGGTCAGACTCTAGCCCGCCGGGAGGGGAACGATCCCTCCAAACGCCAACCGGCGGCCGCCGGCCACTACGACCAGCGCTGCGCTTCGGCCCTCACCTCCCCAAGCCACGCCCGAAACTCATCCAACGAAACGGCCCTCAAATCAATCGGCGCCGGACCCTCCGCCGGATAAGCCGGCTTCCACTCCAACCACGCCTGATTCCCATACAGGAACTCATCCTGGAGGTCAGACAGCGAGACAACGATCCTGAACGGCGCATCCGTCCCGCGGCGCGACGACGGCAACCAGCCAGACCGAAGCTCCAGCGGGAACCTCCCCGCCCAAAGCCTCACACCCAAAGCCTGACGCACCTCATGCTTCAGAAAGTCACGCACGTCGGCGAAGATCGAATCCTTGATATCCATTTGGGAAACCCCCTAGTAGTAGCTGAGACCAGGAACCGCGGCCACCCGATTGGCGTCCCGTCCGGCTCCCCGTCCGACAGCTCAAGCCTACACACACCCCCGGCCACGCTGTCAACCCCAAACCCCAAAACAAACCAAAGAGACGTGGGCCACACACACACATGTTCGACACACAAACCCCCACACCCCAACCCAAACCAGGCACCACACCCACACAACCCACACACGACACGCCGAACACGACACGCCGAACACACACAACACCCAAAACCGGCAACCAAGACAGGGGGGGGAGGGGTAGGGAGGGGAGACACCACCACCAACACACACACACGCACACACACACACACAAACACACACACAAACACACACAAACAAAAAAACACAACAAACCCAAAACCACAACCGTCCCCCGCCGCCAGCAACCAA